ATATAGCAGTTATTTCTGCAAGATTAGGTCATGCACAAATAAGTACAACACTTGACTTTTATGTGCATCCACTACTATCTCATAACAGAAAGGCTGGATATGCACTAGAAAACTTACTATTACCAACAAGGTCTTAATTTAAACTTTTTTCTAATTTTCACATAAGGCTAAAAGCCGTTACAGTTTTCACGATATAAAAATAAAAGGCAACTAAATATATTTTTAGATTTCCCATTGACTTTTATTATTTTAAAAAATTTAGATAAAATTTTAATGATTTTTTATTAGAATTTAAGTAGTTTGAGGAGATTATCTTTCCCAACTTTTTCCCAAATCGACATAATAATGCTTAAATTTAGCGTTATTGTAAACTAGTGCAATGGTAATAATTGGGATAAAAATACCCGAAAAAAGTATTTACGAAGTAAAACTTTTTTCGGAAAAGGAGCAGTAGCGACAAGGCTTTGGCTGCTTTTTGGAATAAAAAAACAGCTAGCCTTTCTAGCTAACTGCGACGTGGTTGCGGGGGTAAGACTCGAACTTACGACCTTCGGGTTATGAGCTCCTTTAAGCGTTTGCTATTTAATTGTCCAAAGTATTCCTTCTCTTGGCGCTGTAGATATTATTCCATTTTTGCAAGTGCATCAAAACGCATAAAAAAACACTTTTTTTCATGATTGGTTCGCCTGAATTTCGCCTAGCCATTGTGTCAAAATTTCAATTTCCATTCTTGAAAACCACTCATTTTCTTTACCTAACTCATTTTTAATTTTTTGATATTCAGCTTCTGGAATTATTGTTACATTATTTTCCATATATTTTTTCTCCTCATCAGAGAAACGCGTTTCTTTCTTTATTTGAGCTTATTATATAACATATTTTAAAGATGTCAAGAAAAACTTTTCGACAAATGGGTTACATAATATAGCTCAAGAGGTTTTCGACAATTTTAATGTCTTAATTCTGTAGAGTTCGCTGTTTTCAATAGTTCGCTCAGGGCGAAGTCTAGTTTTTTATAAATATTTAGATTAAAATAAGTACATACTATTATTAGGAGTAATTTTATGTTCGTATTTGTTATAAAAAATGTTAGAAAAAGTAAAAATATTACTTTATATAGATTAGTAAAAAACACTGGATTGTCTTATTCTTATTTATCAGAATTAGAGAATAATAAAGTATATAATCCATCACTCAAAACTATGTATAGCATTGCTAAGGCTCTTGACGTTAAAGTAGATGACTTGTTTTATAGTGAATTGGATATAGAAACTTTAAGAGATGAAATGCACAGTAGAATAGACCAATTTGGAATTAATAGTAAGGAAGTAATGGAAGTTTCGCAGGTTATAGACCTGCTTATAAATGTAAAATTTAAAAGCTAGCTACATTTCTGTAGCTAGCTCTCCCCTTCTAACTTCTATGTCATAATCTGCAAAAGTTATCCACAGATTTTAGAAATTTATCAAAAAACATTGATTTTTTTCACGTCTTGTGCTATATTCAAAAGAGAATAATCTTGATATTATGTCAATTAAGTGTTATAATATTATTAGTATTATATTTATTTTTTAGGGAATATATATAATATAGGTGATGTTTATGAAGCATTTAGTTGTATTTTTTAAACGATTATTTAGGAGGAATAAAGAAATGAAAACATTAAATTTAGAAAAAATTGCTAAAACTAAAACTCAATTAAATGAATGGGAAGTGCTTTGTGATACTTGTGCTTCTATTGCTGAAAAAGCTAATTGGACTGAAGAAGATTCCGATAAGCTTATTAAACATGTAAGAAAAGAATTACGTGGATAATATAAAAGTAGTTGTAGACACAAATGTTTTCGTTAAAGCAATATTCCATAAAGATAATAATGCGAAAGCATTATTTAACCTTAAATCTAACAATAAAATTCGTTTTGTAATGAATAAAGAAATGCAAAACGAATTATTAGTTACTTTTTTCAAATTACTTGCACAAATTGTTGAAAAAAAACAAGTAAAAAATGTTCCTGCTTTAGGAATGTTATTATCATTATCTCTTTGGCAAGTTTTTGAAATAGACCACAATTCAAAAACAAACTTCTGCGAAGACCCTGATGATAATAAATTTATTGACTGCGCAATAGATGGTAATGTTCAATATATTATTACATATGATGCCCACTTAAATTCATTGTCAGGTTTTTTAGAAGAAAAGTATAATATAAAAGTATTAAGTCCATTTCAGTTCTGTGAAAAATATAGGACAAATCAATTATAATCAAAAAAACTAAGCCCTACAATTGGTGTAGAGCTGTTTTTTCGTTTAATATACTTGTATACCTTAAAAATAGCTATTTTAGGTATGTTGCATACATATAACCCTTTGTTCCTTTTGCCCAACCGTTTGTTATAGAATATACTTTTACTTTTGTTCCACATGCGTAACAAGTTACTCTATTATAATTTGTTCCTGGACCTTGTCTTACATTTAGTCCCGTTCTGGCTGTTACTGTCATTATATTATAACTATCTACATTTTGAATTTTATTTATATAATCAGTACATACCCATTTGCCTTCGCCAATTTTAGCCCAATTTCCTACAATTTCATATACATCAACTTCATTATTTAGAAACAATCTTCCAACTATACTATAATTAGTTCCTGCACCAGAACGAACATTTAAACAAGAGCTTGCCCTTACATTTACAACTTTATATTTTTCAACTTTAATCTCTGGAACATTTGGAATAGTTGTATCTATATTAGTATCAACACCAGTTCCTTCATAGCACCATAATTCATTATATCCACCATAGGCTTTCATATTTTCAAAGGTAACAAATACACTTGTTCCTTCTACTCTAGCCTTTCCTCGTCTGTATGAAACCTCAAACTTGTTCTTATATAAATATGGGTCATAAACTTCGAACTCATTGTCCTTAAATCCAACCAATACAATAAAGTGTCCTCCTGTTGTAAATAGAGTTCCTTTATCGTCAGTACATCTTGCAACAACTAAACCACCCTTTTTAAGGCATTCTTTAGCTTCCGCTATTTTCCAATTTCTTTGAACTTTTAGTCCATATTTTTCTGTTAAATAACTGTCAAAGGCTTTATTTGAAGTCCCTCCATTAACACGAACTCCATCTCTCACAAAAATATCCCCCATAGTATCTGGAGTAATTATTTCTTTAAGCATTGAAACAACCATAGCAGCACAAACAGCACCACATCCACCAGAACCTATTGTTGCATGAGGTAGTTGTTGACTTGGGTATGGGTGATTTGACCATCTGTTATCAATTTGACTATAATAAATCTTATTCATCTGCCACACCACCTTCTAAATTTTCTTCATTACCGATATTCTGGAATTTCTGTTGTAGATATTATATTTAGTTTTTTAATTTCCTCTTCCATAAACTATTCCCCTTTCTTGTAATTAATGTTTGATATTCCTAAAACTGCACCCATAAATGTTGTTACAGCTGTCATTATTGTTAACACTATATCTGTGCAACCAACATTAAAACAATTTAATATTACACCAGTTAATGTAGTTACTGCTGGTAAAAATACTAATGTTATCCATTTTAAAACATCATATACTTTATTGCTCATTTTTTTCACTTCCTTTCATTATTTCATTAATTTTTCCCACTTATCATGCATATAAGAATTTTTATGCAAGTCTTTTGTATAGTGCTCGTACACTTCGTAGGCACGTTTAATTTGTACTTCATCTTTTTCTATTCCTTTTTCTACATCTGCTAAAAAATCTACTAAAAAATTTCTACATTGATTTTCATCAATTTTATCAATTCTTCCATAAATCGGTTCAAAACCTTTGTTAATAGCTTTCCTGCAGAACATACATATAGTTGTTATTGCTGTTAAAAAACTTGCTATTAAAATAACCCAATTAATTATATTTTCCATACTTTTTCCTTTCTATTTCCATTTACCTATGGCAAAAATATTTGCTTTAAATGAAACACTATCACTTTCAACTGCTCTAGCTATAGATATATTGGAAAAATTTGTTTTTGTGACCGATGGTTGTCCATAATTTATAAGCCAACAACTAGCTAACGTTGTAGTTAATAAAGTAATTTGAACGTGCGGAATTGTAATAAACTTTTGTGCAAAATCCCACGGTCCAGGTATAGTTCTAACAAATAAACTACCCCACACCTGATTACAAGCTGTTGTTTCCGTAATAGTTCTAGTACAAATCATAGTTCCATCGCTAAACTTTATATATTCGCCGTTGGCATTTGAACCACTCTCTACTATATAGCCTTTTTCTTTGTTTTTGCTGAATGAAGGTATCATTTTAACACCCCCATTCTTTTTGTTTTTAGATTATAAGTGTGTGTGTGTGTGTGTGTGTGTGTGTGTACAGCCTCAAGGCTTACATCATTTTTGTTCATATTTTTCTACTTTCTATTATATTTCTTTTACTAAAGTTTTATCTGCAACAAATGCATCAAATTCTTCTTTCTTCATTATTTGATTTTTAATATCAAAGCCATATTTTGATATTAATTCAATATTACCTTTATCACAATAATTTACAGTTTTCATAAATAAATATTTATAATTAGTATCTTTGTATAACAATAGTTTCATCAAATACCCTTCATTTATTGTTACATTGTAAAGTTTAACACATTCCATTTCATTAGCAGAATTTACATTAAATATTGCAGGTGCATTTTTTTCATAATTTGCTGAATTGTCCACAAAAAGTGATATACGGCTGTACGTATCATTTAAACTAGCACGTCCTATGTAATAATAATTGTTTCTGTACATGTTTGAATAAATTATTTTTTTATCTTCCTTGTTATTAATTAAATTTATTAATTCTTTAATCTTTCCCCAAACGTTAAACACTATACTCACCCCTTACTATAAACTCAAAATATTCATTTGCTTCTGCTCCCCAGTCCGTTGTAAGTTTTATTTGATTAGATACTGCATTTGCTTCTCCAACTTCTCTATAATGTCCGTCTGTGCCTACATCGTCGCTGCTTAATAGCAGTTTTTCTCCCATATAAAATACATCTAATGTGCCTACACCCACCTTGTAATAACACGGTATTGTTATTGTTCCACCGCTTTGCTACATCTGCGGTTAGCATTAAAAAGTACCTATGCTCTATGTGTGAATTTATTTCTTCTTCGATATTGTTCTGCATATCGTTTAAATTTTCTGCAGACAGCGGTGTTGTTCCCTCCCAAACCGCTTCCTCTATCTCTTGCTTTGTTTCGCCGTTCATGAAATATGCTTTACTTTTTAATGTACCATTTTGAAATGTTTTCTTTTTCATTTTTTCGCCTCCAATGTTTCTTTGTTTTTCTTATCATCTATTGTTTTTTTTGCCTCTTCAAATTGTGTTTTTTCTATTATGTTTATTTGTTCTAGTAAATCTTTTAAGATGTTCTTAACAGCAAAAGCTGGCAAATAAGAATTATTTATATCTTTAACTAAAGTCTCTTTTAGTTCTTGATTTTTTATAATTAATTCTTCCATTAGTTAATCACCTCCATATTGCTAATTTTATCAGCTAGTTCTTGAATGGCTTTATAAGCTAAAGAAACCATTGAATATAAATCAATTCCTTTACTTTCTTTTCCTTTTGAATCTTTAATAGTTTTTATTAATTCCTCAGGTGTTTTATAACCTTCCCCAATTACCAAACCTACTGTTTTTTCAGTTTTTCCATAGTAGTTAAATTCGCATATATCCGTATTTTTTATTATATCTAACGCAGTTTTTGTAGTTAATTTATTTTTTATTTTATCTGCTAATTTTTGTATATTACTTTTTAATCGTTCCTCGGATGTATTTACAAAATTAGTCGCTTGCATTATTCCTGCACAACTAATTATTGCATTGGTACCATTTACTGATAAATTTCCACCATTTTTAGCAGAGTTTAAATTTATAGATATTAAATTTCCTAGTATTATTCCTCCATTACTATCTAAACAAATCGAGCCTTTCCCATTATTATCAATAATTATAGAAATTGCTGGACTACTGGATACAGTCTTTCTTAAGAGGATTGCATTATTTGTAAATTCAACTAGTCTCGTATCATCATCAGCTCTAACATCAAATGAACATACATTTTCTTTGCTCGTTACATGTAAAGCTTTGCAGTAAGCTGCTCCTATACTATTTACATAAAAATCTCTGTTATTTCCTATCGAAATTGTCCCACCTGTCATTGTAGCTCCTATTATTTCAGACCCTGCTGTTAATTTTCCAGAAATATTTGCATTTGTACAACTTAAATTTCCATTTTCATCAACACTGAAATTTGTACTTGTTATTTTGACATTTTCGCTAGTAAGATTTATTGTTTTTCCTTCTAATGATATTTTATCTGCTTTTATTTTAGCTTCGCTAGTATCATTGTTTATTTTTAAAAGTATCTGTGCCGAGGTATAATCTTCATTATTGACTTTTTTAGCTAATTTCAAATTAATTTCATTTACTTTTAAATTTATTGCCCCATTCATCTCTTCTGTAGTACTATAATTTTGCAATTTCTGATTAACACTTAATTCTATATTTTGAGTAGTTAACTCTATTGCAGAATACATCTCACTCTTAGTTGTGTATATATCATTAAAATCATTCTTTATTAGATATTCTGCATAAAATTTATTTCCTACCATATCGATTAAGTAGATATAATTGTCTCCTTCAAAAAGTTCAATATTTATATTGTCTAAAGGTTCTTTTATTGGCGTTTCTAATTCTTCTAATATATAGAACTCTGTTAATTTTAATCTACGCATAACATAATCTTCAGTTTTTGTTATTACTAAACTGTCACATGTATCTCCTTTGGACCTTAATTCTTCTATGTCTATTATGTATTCTTTTTTATCTGCAGACGGATTGGTTCTGCTTTGTTTATCTACTATTATTTTATATTTCATCAATTACCCTCCCTTCTGGTTAGGTTGTAGCCCTGCTCTTGGATATAGAGTTGCTTGCGGGAATAAATTAGCTTCATATGTTTTATTGCCTTGTATTTCAAGTTTTAAGATATCAGCTTGTCCAGCATCTTCAATATGTATTTCTGTAAGTCCACTTTTTTCTCTTTTATATTCTACTGTATTTTCTACTTTCGCTACTAGTTTATTTTGTTGTAATTCTATTGCTGCAATAGATTTATTTGTATTAGTTATAAAATTTGCCAAACTTTCTATTCTATCAATCGCCATCGTTCCTGTTGTTATGAAATCAGCATTTATCTTTCCATCCATCGTAATAGCTGTTTCAAATGGTCCTTCATAACCATTTGAACTAAAACCTATTCCAGCTAGTCCAAACCTCCACACGTTTTTTGCATTTTCCTTTGGCAATTTATCTAAAATTAATATTTCATTTTCATCGATATAAACATAACCATTTTTGTTCAAAGAATTTATCAAATTTGTTTGTTCATTTATTGTCACTTCCTGTTTCGATATGGTTTGTTTTATTGTTTCAATAGTAGTTTTTATGTTGTTAAATTTCGTCCTGACATCTCTTGTGTAATTTCCAAAAGTTAAAGATTTCACTTTTTTAGAAATTAAATCGTATTCATATTCTAAAACTTCTGTAAAAATATCTATAACAGGATGTAAAACTTTTACTGTATCTCCTATCTCTAAATCGTTATTTACATTTGAATTTACTGTATAACTAACTTTTGGTCTACAATTTTCTTCTAAATATTTACTTGCATTGTTTCTCAACTCTACTAATAAATTATTTTCTGTTTGCTCTTCTGGTTCTAAATTCGTTTGAAACTCTACTATTTTTGTATATGGTACTTTATATTGAATTTCGCTCTCTAAGTATCTTTCTGGCAATAAAAGCCCATCATATCCAACAGCTAAAATCTTTGTACATACATTAGACCAATCCTCAAAAATCTCAAAGCCTTGCATATTCTTGCCATATGCAATGGTTTCTCCATTATCTTTTCCTACACTTTGTTTAAAGCTAATATTCCAATTATCAGCATCAAATACTCCACCCCATCGTTCCTCAAATACTTGCCAAGCATCTAGTAATGTTTTTCGTATAAAATATGCTGTATTTGTATTCTCAACATTTGAAGTAATTGAAAAAGGACTGGTTTTATCAGTCCTTTCATTAACGTAATTTAGTCCATTCTGTCCATTTAAATTAGTTGGTCTCACATCTAAAAGTACATATTTTCTACTATCAAACATAACATGTTCTGCTGTAAATTTTATTTTTCTAGTCGTATATGTTATGCTATCATTTATTCTAAATGCTTGTGGTTTTATTTTAGATTTTGTTTTGATTACACATAGTTTATCCGCTTCTATATACTTTTTATATTTTATTGGAATTTCTACTTCAATATACCATCCGTTTAAAGACTTTTTCTTAATCTCGTGACAATATAGAGGATTAATAATAACATTTCCTGCTGTGTTAAAAATTGTATCTGTTGCATTAAATATTTTAATCATAGCCATCTGTCCTTTCGTTTGATTTTGACAGTAGCTGATCCACTATGTATTACCATTGAATTATCTCCTACTTCTAGCTTTGGAAATTTGTATCCTATTTCAAGATTTCTATTTCTATTAAGCCCTTCATATACAACTGTTTTTTCTTCACAATCTATTTCTACGTAGGTGTCATTTTCACTAAATGTATATTTAAATCTAACTCCACCTAAAGTCAACTCAATGCTATTGCTTGTACCTTTTTCAATTTTTATTACCGGTCTACTTGGTTTATTTCCCACATTTTGAATATTGTTTGTAACTCCTATATAATCATCATCAGCTTTCACCCAAAATGGAGCTCTAATAAAATTTGCATCAATTATTTTAATACCTGCAGTTCTTTTGGGTTCTAATTCTGTATAAAATCTTGCCTTTGTTTTTCTCCCTTTGTATTCTAGTTCACCTTCTCCATCTAGCCATGCAAGAATTTCATCAATCTTTTTTGGATTTAAACATTGTATATAAACAGGTCTTTCAACAAAAGAATACCCTAGTTCATCAAAAATAGCATCATCTTTGCCTTCTATTTCCGTTACTTCATACCTTTGCGCAGCTTTTGCTAAAAAGTGTTCTTCTTCCTCAACTATCACTTGCATATCTGTACTTGATATTCCTTTAAATTTAAACATTATAACACCTCATATAATTCATTTTTTACAATTTTTGCAAATCCAGCCTCATCTAAAGTTAACTTGCAAGAATTTAGAGCTTTTAAAAATGCACTGGCCATCTTGTCATAGTTTATTTCTTGTTTTATTTCTTTTTGGGTATTATTAGAAACTTTCCCAGTTGTTTCTGCTCTTGAATATTCTTTATTTTCTTGTGCTGTTAAAACTCTTTCCCCTTTATGTAATCGAGCTACATAATCGTCTCGTGGAACATAATCAAGTCCATTTTTATGTCCTGGCAGTAAACTAAATTTTTTTCCTGTAATTGCACTTAAAGTGTTGGAAATACTACCAGCCAATGTTCTAGCTTTCTCAAATATTTGATTTTTCCAATATGTATTATTTATTCCACTACCTAATCCCTTTAATATTTCTATTCCTACGGCTTCGGATAAATCTCCTTCTTTTAGCCCTCTCATAACATTCTCTACATCTTTAATTCCTGCATCTGTTAATAATTTTCTTTTGTTTTCATCAGATAACCCTGTTAGATAACTGTTTAATAATTCTAATGCAGACTTTCTAACTTCTTCATTTTTATCAAGTGAATTTATAAATTCATTTGCTAATCCATTTGTCGCATCTGCTACTATAGGTGTGTTTGTAATTATTACACCAGTTATATTTTGAATAGTATTTTTCATTTCTGGTCCTGCATTTTTCACTATATTTGCATATGTTTCATAACTGTTTGTAGCTAATTGTGTCCATGCATTTTTAATGTCATCGGAATTTTCCATTGTAATTGATGTCATTCCAATCAATTCTTTTGACAACTTTTCCAATCTCTTGTTTGAATTATCTATGCTAGTTTGAGTTAATTTTTTCTGTGTTTCATTACTATTTTTTATTGCTTCTTCATTTATCTTTTTCGTTTCTCTAAGCTGAATTTGTTCTGCTTGTATTCTTCTTGCTATTGCTGTTTCCACTGTTTTGCCATTTTCAGTATATGTTTCTTTGGTCATGTTGACAATTTTATTATACGCCTCTTCAGTTTTCTCCGCTGACAAAGTAACTACATAATTATAATCCTCTATAATTCTTGTGTTTTCAGATACAGTCGTTGACAAGCTATCATATGCACTCTGTGCATTATTTAAACTTGTTTTAGTATTTTTCCAGTTTTTTTCAGCTACTCTTGTTAAGTACGAATCATATAAAGTTGCACCATATGCTAAAGAATTTTTTAGTTTATTTTGATATTCATTGTATGCTTTTTCTTCTTCTTTTTTTGCTTTTTTTAAATTTTCTTCTGCAGTAATTAAATCTTGTTTGTCTTGTTCATTTCTTTGCATAGCATTATCATATTTTTCTTGATATCCATTTACAATTGCCTCAGTTTTTTTCTTTAGTATTAGTTTATCCATTTCGCTTTGTAGTTCTTTGTATTTATCTATTACATTGTCAGTCATGGTAACTTCAGTACCTAAAGCTGATGATAATTCTTCGGTTATTACCCTTGCTCGTGCTTCATACCCTTCCTTAACCTTACCATTTTCATCTGTAATCTTTTGTAATTCATTCCATAATTCTTTAGTTCTATCTATATGATTTAACTCAGCTTGAACATTATTATCAATGGAATTTCTTAATTCGTTCATTGCTTCTTTTTCTTTTAATACTTTTTCAGCTACTTGCTCTGACATATCGGCTTGCTTTTTTGTTTCCTCTGTTGCTTTTTTTGTCTTATCAATTAAAATAGCAATTCCTGCAACAGCCGCAGTAATTGCTATCCCAGTAGGGCTGAATACACCAGTTATAACTTTAGACAGTCCATTCACGGCATCAGATGTAGATGTTATTTTGCCACTTGCTACTCCTATTGCTTGAGTAAAAGTTCCTATTCCTTTTATGGTTCCTCCTATTACTGATGTTACTTTTCCAATTATCTTAACTAGTGGACCTATTGCCGCAACAATAAGTCCTATCTTTACTATCATATCTACTTGCTTATCTGATAATTTGTTAAAACTATCAATCCAATTTCCAAATATTTTTATTAAGTCCTCAATACTTGGCATTAATTTGTTTCCTAAAGTAATTGCCATGTCTTTTAATTTATTAATTGCTATTTTTATTTTGCTTTTTAAAGTATCATATCTTTTATTTGCTTCATTTGTTAATGCTGCATTACTCTTCCATGCTTGTGTTCCCGTATTTATCGCATCATTAAACAAAGTTCCAGCATTTGCTGCACGCAATAGAGAATCTCTCAATCTAACTTCTGTAAGACCCATTTCAGACAACATTGTAATTGCACTTTCTCCTTTGTCTTGGGCATTTCCTAATCCTTTTATGAATGCAGATAAAGCTCCTGCAGCATCATCTTTCCATGCCTTTTTAAATTCTTCAGCTGTCATGCCAGAAACACTCGCAAAATCTTCAAGGTTTGTTCCTGCAGTTATTAACTGTTTCACTTCTGTGCTTGTCATTCCAATACTTTGAGACAATTCCTTAAATCCCATTGAGTCATTTGCAGACATTAATTCTAATTCCCTTAAAGTCATTCCTGTCTTTTTTAATACTGCATCTAACTTCGTGCCACCTTGTTCAACAGCATTCTGCATTTTTACCATTGCCTTTGATATTGCAGAGCCTCCCATTTCAGCCTCAATGCCAACTGAACTTAGAGCTGTTGCTAATCCTAAAATTTCAGCTTCTGACAAGCCAACTTGCTTTCCTGCGCCCGCTAACCTCATAGCCATGCTTACTATGTCTGCTTCTGTAGTTGCATATTTATTACCTAAATCAACAATTGTTGATCCTAATTTATCAAAGTCTTTTTGTGACATTTGAGTTATATTTGCGAATTTTGCAAGCTGTGAAGCAGCTTCATCAGCAGTAAGATTTGTTGAGTTTCCTAAATCTATCATTGCTTTTGAAAAATCCAATATGTTTTCTGTCTTTATTCCCAGCTGTCCTGCTGCTTCTGCTACTGCTGCTATCTCCGTCGTAGAAGAAGGTATTTCTTTTGTCATGTCCCTAATGCCCTGTTTTAACTCTTCCATCTGTTCTTTTGTTCCATCAACAGTCTTTTCTACTCCTGTAAAAGCATCTTCGAAATCTATTGAACTTTTAGCACTTAAAGTTAACGCTGTTATACTAGCAGTAGAAAATGCAGACAACTTATTGCCTGCATTTTCTATTTTCTTTCCTGATTTTTCAACTTTTTCTCCCCATTCTTCTATTTTTTTACCTGTGTTTGTCAACTGTGTTTGGACATCTTTTAATTTATTTTCATAATTTTTTAATTTAATTTCTGCATTAGTTAATTCATTTTGTTTCTTTTTTATAGCTGTTGTATTTTTATTTTCTGCATTTTCTAAATCAGCTAATTGCATTTTTAAAACATTTACTTTATCTGACTGAATTTCATAAGCACTAGTTAAATATTCTTGTTGTGCTTTTAATTTTTCTGTTGATTTTGTAGAATTATCCCATTGTGATTGTGTTAGCTTAAATTGATTATAATTCTTACTCATTTCTATATTTATATCTTGAAGAGTTTGTTTAAAATCTTTTGCTCCCTCTTCTGTAAATATAAGCCCTACTCTTTTTAAATCATTACTTCCCACTTTATTTCACCTCTTCTTTTAGGCATAATAAAAACACCAGATGTTATCTGATGCTTTTTTAACATAAATTTTTGACATAATAAAAACACCTGCATTTGCAAGTGTTTTATTCCAATAACCAAAATAGGAAACTCAAAATTTTCCAAAAAAGCCATATAAATGGAGCACTAATTATAGATACTAAAATAAAAAGCCTAATATTCATATTTCGTTGTTTTCTTTCAAATTCATTTTGTTCTTCCTTCCCTTTTAATTCTTGTTCTTTTCTTAATTTATTCCATTCATCTATTGCTTTTTGTTTCTTTTTTTCAACTTCCATTTGAAATTTATTTTTATCATTATAAAATATCAATGAAACTTCTACTCCATAATCCAAATTAACTATTTCAACTTTTTCCTTATCAGTTACAACATCATATTCAAGTTGTTTTATTTTTCCTCCAACTAAATTTGCTGAAATTTTATATTCTTTGAAATCTTTTTTCAATTTTAAGTATTTTTTTACTAAGCCCTTAGGCATATACCCTATGTGATAATAAGAATCATTGTGTTTTTTTAAATAAACTTTTATACAAGGCTTTTCTTCATATACATCCTCTTTTAATGCTATTTCAATTTCTGCATCTTCAAATTCAGCTACTTCGTTTACAAATTCTTTAATCTCCTCGTTTGTATATCCTCCATATTTTTCAAAGCTCCCATATCGTTCGTATTCTAACAGAGTTTTTCTTATTCCATCTTGTATGTCTTTTCCTTCTTCATTCTTAAATGTTATCCCCTTTACATTGAAATCTATTTGTTCAAATATTTTTTCATCAATATTATTTTGCATTAAGGTATTCCCCCCTAACAATATTTTACATTATTTAACAAAATATTGCAAGAAGTTTTCTTCAACATCTTTTCACATTATATTCTGTGTGATTTTCTTTGTTTTTTTTCTTCTATTCTTGGTGTATTTTCAATCACAAATTCAACGATTTTTTCTACATCTTCTAATTTCACAAGTCTCACCGCTTGTCTATATGTTAAAGGTTCATCATAGTTTGATGCGATTATGGCATATAAAATTTGATTTGTTGCATACATTGTTTTTGTGTATCCGTTTTTATCTGTTTTTCCTTCTGCATCTCTTTTTAATTGTTCTAATCCGCCTTCATAATCTTCAATATATTCTAAAATAAGTGGTGTTACCTCTAAAATTATTTTTTCACCATTTTTTAATTCTACTTCCATATTATTACCTCATATCTTTATATTATTTTTTTATAAAAAGGGCTCTAAATCAATTCTAGAGCCCTTCTTTTTTTAAGTACCTGGTGTAATCGCAGCAGCTAATCCTGCATCATCTAAAATTGGCTTTGCAAAGAATAATTCTTCCGTTAATCCTTCTGGGAATTTTGACATTTCATTGTTTACGTATGTTTTTTTATCTCCTAAGTCATTATATGCATAAGCTTTTATAGTTACTGTATCATTTTGTTCTGAAAAGTTCTCTTCTTTTGTTGCGATATCATCTGTATTTTCTACTAATTGGCATTTAGGATACCAAGCTAGTTCAAATTTTCCTTCTAGTTTTTTTACAACTTTTCCAAATGCGAAGAATGGTCTCACAGCTGTTCTTCCAGAACGGTTTAATCCTGCTGTACCTATAATATCTCCTCTCATTTTTGCTAAGTCTTCTGGGTCAAAAGCAACTACCTCTACTGCCATTTCTATACTTTCGTTTTGATTCACAGTTGTATAGTCCTGCCCAGAAGCTCTAACTACAGCCACCTCAGAGTTTTCTGTAGTTCCTATATTTTTTACTACATTACTTTTTGTAACATTTGCCTCATATGTTGTTGTAAAATTGCCAGAATCATCTGGTGTGTTAAACGCATAGTATAATGCGCCTACTGTTTCCTTTACCATAGGTTTTTTTGTATTAATTGCCATTTTAAAATTCCTCCTTTTAATAAAAAATTACCAAGTTTTTATTTTCATCTTGGTAAGCATTTTTTTATAATACTTTTCTTTATTTCTATCCCATACTGGGTATAGATGTTCTTGAGCATTCATTTTTACAGTTCCATGCTCAAGCATTGGGCCATAATATTTACCCCATCCTGCCTCTACTTCTTTGCTTTTCTTTTTATATGCAAAACACTTAATTAAGTGTGTGTAGCCTGATTTTCTAATTTTTGAAATTGGTTTAGGAAGCTTCAACAAATCATTAACAAATTCTTTGGCACCTACCTCTAATATATCTACTGCATTGCCTGCACCATCTATATATTTTTCCAGAATTTCAGACATTGCTTCGAATCCACTATATTCATAAACTTCCTTAGACATTTTCTAATACCTCTAGTGAGAAAAAGGAATGCCAACGTCTTGTCTCTGGATCATATTCGTGTTGTATCGCAGGAAACAACTCTATATCATTCAATGAATGTTTTAGTTCCAAAAGTTTCGGATGTCTTGGCTTATCAGCTATTATGGAAATCTGATAAGTAACTACTGTATTATAATCTTTTCCACTTGCTGTTTGGTCCTCCCAATAATAATCCCAAAAACACACCCTGACTTCGTCTTCCATAATTTTATCAGATGGTGTTCCTTCTTTTATAGGTATCTTTAACTTTTCCAGTAATTCAACTAATTCTTTTTTTGTCATAAATCTTCCTCCAATCTAACTCTTGGATATTCTTCAAGAGTTAAATCTGTCTGCTTAAATCCATCATTATTAGTAAAGTGATAGACATTAAATACTTTGTGATAGTCATTGCCTATTTTTACAACATTTAAAGAGGTTATTTCTTTCATTTGAGGTATTCTGATTTTTAAAGAGAGCTTTCTTTTTCTTTCTTCGCTTTCAAAGCGAAGTTTGTCTGATATTGATAATTCTTCAAACCATACTTCCTTTTTCATATTTTTTAAATATTCAACAGGATAAGTATCTTTGGTTTGTTTTATAGCAAAAAGCTTAATTTTTCCATCGTTATATGTTGGAAGAGTTGTAATATTTTGCTTGTAAGTCAGCATAATCTCCTGCGTATAACTGTTTAAATTCGGCAGTTCTACCAAATCTTTTATACATTACATAATCCTTTAACAAGCCTCTTGCTATTAAATCTGCATCATAATCAATTTTAGCTCCAGACTTACTATTAATATCAAATTCAGCTTCTTTTATTAATTTTTCTATAACCTCATTTTCTTCGTTTGGTGAAATATGTTGTTCTAATCTAATTTCCTCAATTATTTTTTTTGTTTGTGTACCGTCCATTATACACCTCTCTATTCTTCTGTTTTTTCAGCAGATTTCTCTTTTATTTCTTCAATTAGAATTTCACCTATTTTATTTTTCTTAGTTGTTAATTCTTTAATTCTTTTTTGAGATATGTCCTCAAGTTTAATATCTTCTCTAGGGTAAATGTCATTCACCTCATAAATATGGTCATTATCTTTTAGGTCTTTAAATTTCTTAATTACTTTATATGCCATTTTCTAATTCCTCCTATTTATATTAAGGAGCTTATATCTAAGCTCCTGGTGTTTCTGTAGTTTCAGTTTTTGTTGTTACTGTTCCCTTTACACTTGTTTCTACAGTTCCAATAACTTTCACAGGAGAAACATATTCCTCTAACTTTGTTACATCAAAGACAAAGGCTGTATTATCATCTGTTGCTCTACCGTTTGCATATCCTTTTCCTATGACAACATCAGCATCATCTAATGCTTTTGTTTCTTCATAATTTTTTATTCCAAAATTTGATAGTCCCATTGTATATTTTTTAGGAATTAATAATGCTGCTTTTCCTTCTGGGTTATTAGCAGAACTTTTAACAACAAGATTTTTATAAGAACTTATCATTTTCCCTTCTGCATCATATATTGCAGGTGCAACATAATCTGCTTCATCATTTGGATGACAAACTAAAACTAATTTATCAAATGTCCTTTTACCATTTTTTGATAAATATTTTTTTGCAGTTGCTAATCCTTTTGGAGTGAAGTTTGTTAATGTTGTATTAACAGTTTTATCTTTTTGTGTTTTATCTGAATTTGCTGCACCAATTTGTTTATAAATTCCTATAGGTTGTTTAACTCCATTTCCTTGTAAATATCCATATTCTAAGCCATCATTTAAAGCTTCTTTTAGTATAGCTGTAAAATATTTATCTACAAACTGCAATGATAAATCACTTAGTCCCTTTGGTATTACTAAATAAACTGAAAGTTTGTTTACATCCATATTTAATGCTTCAAACTCTGTACTTAATTTTCCAGTAATGCTATCTGTTAATGAACCCCAAGCATAAGTACCACTTTTTTCTGCAACTATCCATTTTTTAACATCTGCTGGAGTGAAATTTACGTCTGATAATATTCCACTATCTTTTTTAATATCTTCCATTGTTACATCAATAATTGAAGTTGGAAGGATATCAATTTGATTAACTGTTATTGCTTGTTTTACATCTTTTAAAGCTGTATAGAACTCTTTTTCTTCTTTTGATAATTTTCTTAAACCTAGTGTTTTTGCATAATTAGCATCGCTTTCTGCTTTGTTTGCTTGTTCCTGTATTTCTGCTATTAAATCTTCATATTGAACTGACACAATTCTGTCCATAGCTTCAATGACTGCTTGTGTTTTATCCTCTGTTTCTTGAAGAATTTTTAAAGCCTCTTCCTTAGCTTGTTTCATTTTTGTTTCATTAATTTTCATAATTTTTACCTACCTTTTTTTATTTTTTTGTATTAAAAAAAGATGCCAATGCATCTTCTTTAATCGGTTTTTTTTGATATGTATCTAACAGTTCTTTAGTTTTTTCACCTTTCTTAGCTAAGTTTTGAACTATACTATTAGCAACATTTTCTGATATTTCTTTTACTGTTTCTTCATTAAGTTCAATTTTTTGTTTTTTATCTTGTTTTTTTATTTTATTAACAAGATTCAAAATAGCTTTATTAGCATATTGATTTATAGTATTATCTTTTTCTGGTTCTATCAATTCATCTGCAAATCCTTTATCTAAACATTCTGGAGCTGTTAAGTAAGTCTCATCAGCCAATAGCTCTTCTAGTTCTTCTTCTGTAATTTTAATTTTAGACAAATATGCTGCTTTATAAGCCTCTTTAACTTTGTCCATGTCATCTGCAGTTTTTCTTAATTCCTCTGCATTTCCTAAAGCATACGTCCAGCAATTATGTATCATTATTAGAGCAGTTTTTGGCATATAAATTTTCTTTCCAGCCATGGCAATAATTGATGCAGATGAAGCAGCAATTCCATCTATGTACACATTAACTTGTGCTTTTAAGCTTTTTAATAAATTATAAATTGCTAAAGCTTGAAATGTTTCTCCACCATAAGAATTTATATGAACATTTAGTTCTGATATTTCTCCCAGTTCTTCAAGTTCTTTTTTAAATCCCCAAGCCGAAATCTCATTTTCGTACCACTCATAAGATGTAATATCTCCATAAATATAAACATTAGCAATATTTTCGTTTTCTTTTTCAAAACTATAAAATTTATTCTTCACTATTTGCACCTCCTTTCACATTTTCATAATTTTTTGTAAGGGCATGTTCATTTGCCCAATCCTCATCTATATAAGGCAATCTTAAAAACTTATTTATTTCATTTCTACTAAATTTATTTGCTGTCAATTTATCGATGCTAGTTCCACAGTCTAAAACATCTTTATGAGCAATTGTACTTCTGTTAAATTTTACATATTCACCTTTTAAATAGCTTTGTTTTCCTACAAGAGATATGTTGAAACCATCTTCTATTAATTCATAATACAAATCCACTCCAAAAGTTATAAAATTATTTAAACCATTTGATTTGTCTGTAAAATCACCAAAAAAAACATCTAATGGAATTTTCCATTTTTGAGCTACCGTTTTACTTGTTCTCAAAAATATACTTTCAAAATCCGTTATGTTTTTTTGATTATTCAGATTAAGATTTATTAAATCGAACATTTCAGATAACAGCACAACTGCATCATCTTCTTCAAATAATCCTTTCGTTATTTTTTCTGTGTATTCTTTTAATTCTATTGGTTTGTTAGTTTCTGCATCTATTAAAGTTGGTTGACCACCAGGTTTTTTTAATTTCCATTTTCCTGTGTTAGTTTTTATAAAACTACTTTGTGCTGTTTTTAATATTTTTCCTGAGTTTGTTTTGAAACTTTCACTTGCTTGCTTTAGTAAATTATTTTTTAAACTAAAATAAATCGTATTATCTGTTGTATATTTTTTTGTGGTATTTATAGAATTTCCTTCTGCATCTGATATTGTTATGTCTGTAAACACTTTTTCTTTTAAAACCCTATCACTAATATTAAATTCATCTGCAATATATAAATACTCATTATTAGAGCCATTTATTAAAACAAGTGCCGAACCATCAACTAGGAGCTTACAAACTAATTTGTAAAGAAAACTTGTTCCGTTTTCATTAAAATTTGGCTGTATATTTAGCGTCCAATACAAATCTCCTCTGTTTTCTTCAATTTTATTTTTTTTCATTTCAAAAGTTTGAATTTCTGTTTTAGCAATAGTGCTTGCTATTAAATCTATTGCATGAGCCTCTGCCATTGTATATATATAATTTTCCAAATTATTTTTTCCAAACAGCACCTCTAATATACTTACATATTCTCCTTTATCATTTTTAAATATTTTACCTAGAAACATTATTTCACCACCTATACATAAATAATTTCTTCATCTAAAAGTTCTTGAACACTCATTGCTGCTACAAAAGCCATAAACGGATCGTTTTTCCTTAATTTAGGCTCTATTTTTTCATATTTTTTGTTCCCATCTTTTCCCATTTTTACACAAGTATTGTTTATTGCCCATCTCATAATTGAACTATTTCCTATATTTACTTTTCCTTCTGCAAAAGCAACCTCAATTCGTGGAGCAACTATTGCTGCAATACTTGCAGGATATCTTATCATTCTTACTAACCCATAAGGATTATCTTTTGTCTCAACTGATACTCCCATTTCTTTAAAAATTTGTTCTAATAATTTGTATCTATATGTATCTAATACAATTTTTTTAACATTATATTTAGTCATTTCTGATAGAATCCACATTATCATTTCTCTTGCATCGATACTTTCTTTGTTTGTCACTTCAAAATCATTAAATCCATCTTGTCCAACATTTTGAAAAGGGAATTTAATATCATTATAAAATTTATTCCTAGAACAAATCCAAGTTCTTTGTCTCCAAATGTATTCTCCATCTTTTTTAAATAGAAATCCTGCACTTGCAAAGTCATTTAACGATGCAAAGTCAATTGCTACTATTGCTGATTTACCTTTTAAATCTCCTGTTGGTCTCTCAATTTCTTTTTCTTCATCGATATATGATGCTTTTAAAATTAAATCCCACTCAACAGCAGCTTCTTCATTGTCTTGTTGTGGCAAATTCATCCTTTTTGCATAAAATTCCACTCTATATGATTTTTGTTTTTGCATTTTCAAATAGTCTTTAATAATTTCATTTTTTAAAATCGGCATAAATCTTAAACTAGGATTAGCTTGTACCCATTCTGTTATATTTATATCTTCTTTTTGGCCTGTTTCCAAAAATTTTTTCATTGGCTCATCAACTGTTTTTTTGTCTTTTATTTTATATATTATTGGTAATAATCCTAAAAAGTTTTGTTCACCATTTAATACACTATTTGATAAAGCTATTTTCTCGTCAAGAGGTCCTTCTCTTACTTGTCCGTTTGTTGTAATTGTTACTGTCCTTGCATGCTTAATTTTTCCTAATCCTGAACTATATACATTAATTTGTTTATAATCTTCATAGGCATGATACTCATTAAAAATAACCATTCCTGTTTGTTTACCATCTTTGGTTTTAGCATTTGCAGTATTGTATCTTAATGTTGAATGAGTTATTTTATTAATTACTTCTGTCTTGTTCCAATAAAAGTATTTTCTCATTATTTTTTTGTTATCTTCCAGCATGTTGTAAACAACATTAAATGAATTTAAAGCTTGCTCTTCTGATGTAGCAACAATATCAATATGATAATTTTTAACTCCATAATAGTGTGTTTGTAAAAAGTTTGCCAACGGCATTATCATTCCATCTTTTCCATTTCCCCTAGCCATCAGTATTAATATGTCTGGAAAGATAACTATATCCAAATTATTTTTATCATACATAAAAAATAAAGCATAAGCAAATTTTTGATAAGGAAACAGTTTATAATACCATTTTTCACAATAGTTTATTGCTTTTTTGAAAGTTTCTTCATCAAAAAAAACATCATCTCTCGATAATGTTGGTTTTACGACATTTTTAATTAATAATTTTATTTCATCATCTGTTTCATTTGGGTTTTCTTCAACAAATTTTATATATTCATTTATTTCATTGCAGCAAATCATCTCCTTCACCTTCTTCATCAGGTGCTTTTAATTCTAAATCTTGCAAAATTTTTAACATTTGTCCATTGACTTTCAATAAATTTTGTACACTTTCATTTGCTTTTTCTGTTAAATATCCATTTCCAGTAAAAGATGTATACCTTAATCCTTTTGTTTTTATGTCATTTTGTAATTCTTCTTTTAATTTAACAAGAAAAACATAATCTTCTATCATATCTTCAAATTGTTTTCCAAATTTGTTTTGACTTAGTAATTGTTCTTTTAAATCTTCTTTAATTATATTTGCTTTTTCATCAATTACTTTTGTTCTTTTCTCTAGTTCTTTTTTTTTTATTTTCGATAAAGTCTTTGTATTCTTTCTTGGACTTTTATTTTGATTTTCAATTTCTTTTTCATTATTTTTAGACTTTTTTCCTGTTTTTTTCTCTGTTGGCATTTTCATACCCCCTTTCACGCGAAGAATACTTTTTTTTGAACAGTCAAGACCACACACCCGCTCTCCTTAAACTCGTTTTGGCCTGAGATTTTGACCGGGGTGTCTTGTTTGCATAATTTATTCCTTTGATTTTATCCTTTCATTTATTGTTAAACACAGTAATCCGCTTACAGCTTCTATTCTATATTCATATTCTAAATGTTTTATTTGTTTGCCTTCCTGAAATGTATTATCAAATAATCCTAAACTTTGTAGTATCATATTGCATTCTTTTTGAGATATATTAGATAATAACATTATTGTCTTTTGCATAACTCTTATAACTTTAGCTGCATGACTTATTTGCTCATCGACTTTAAAACTACTTGCCAAACAATTAAAGAACATTTTCATTGCCACTACTATTTCTTCATTGTCTAATAAATAACTTGCAGATATTCCATTGCCAAAACTAATTACCCCAGCTCTTTCTTTATTATTTAAACCTGTTGCTTCGTTCTCTTCTTTTAGTTTCGCTTCTATTCCATTAATCTTATATGCCTGTATTAAATGTTCTAGCTTCATAATTACCACCTCTCCTGTGTAAACCTCTTTCTTTTTCTATATCTAAATCTATTTCGATCTTCTATAATCTCATGTGCTTCAAAACTTAAACTTACCATGTTGTTAATATCTAATGCTAAATCAGGTCTTTGTTTAATTGGTATAATATGATGCACTATTTCTGCTTTTGTTATTTTAATTTTGTTTGGAAAATGTTTTCCATCATTCCATTTACCTAGAAAAAATTGACAAATGTTTTTGTCTCTTTTTAATACTTGTTCTCTCGCAATATCAAAATCTGTAGAGTTATAAAATTTATTAGTATTTCCTTTTGCTATTTCTATTTCCCAATTGTAATACTTTCTTCTTTTTCTTCTTGTTTTCATTCTTTTTTTAAAACAACTATTGTAAAATCTACAAGATTTACATTGTGTTTTTATACACCTTTCAAAATTCATTTTTTCTCCATATAAATAAAAAAAGTTTTACACTTATAAATAAATGCAAAACTCTTGCAAAAGTCTATATTATATTTTCTCCATGCTACAATTATAGCACGTTTTTTATGTAAAAAAAGGGCAAAAAAAGGGCAACTATTTATTATTTTCTTTTTCTTCATGCAAATATTTTAATATAGCCTCTGTTACAAGTCCTGTAAAGCTCTTGTTTTCATCTTTTAATTTTTTATCTAATTCTTTCCATAAATCTTTATCTATTTTTATTAATCTACTTGTCTTCGTTTCTTTTTCCTTTTCCCATTCTTTTTTATAATCTCTTTTAATTTCTTCTTTCATATTCCAAGCCCCCTTGATTTTTTAAAATAATTATATTATAATTATTTTACAGAAGGGCTTTCGCCCTTTCTGTTATTCAAAATCTTGTAAGATTAATTTAATCTGTTCTCGATTATGTTTTTCTCTTATTTGATTTTGCTTTTGTGCTTGTCTATGTGCTAGATAGATAAGCACTTTTTTTATTATTTGCATATTCCCCACCTCACTTTCTGTATATATTATATCATACGTATATACGTATGTCAACAGTTTTTATTAACTTTTTTAAAAAAACTCACAACCTTCATGGTTGTGAGTTTATGCTTTTCAATTCATTATGAATTGAATGTATTAATTTTCTTTTTCTTCTCTTGTAAACATCTTCACTTATATGTAATTTATCAATGATATTCCATCTATTTTCATTTCCGCTTCTGATATTCTTCTTCAAATATCTCTTTTGTTATCGTATCTGTTAATTCTAATGCTTGTATGACTACGTGATACTCTTTAATACTTTGTTGTAATTCTTTATTCTCTTGCATTCGTATCACACTGTTTAATACATTATCTGATATCGCATGAGGTGCTTTAGGCATTCCATCAAGACTCGGAGAACCTACACTCATTATGTCCATTTTTATATTAATTATTTTTATACAATTGTAATTATACCTTTTTAAGCAGCCGAACCGCTTCTCTGTATTCTTCTTTACTTAGTCTCATTTGTTTCCTCCTTTATATACCCCCAATTTTTTACAGGTTTAATTTTAAAGCCTTTTTTACGTAATCTGCATATATTTACTCTTAATGTTTCTTTTGTAAAATATTTACTCATATTTTCGTAACTGCATTTGTTGTTTTTTAGTGCATTTAATATTCTAGTTTCTATTAAAGTACACATGTATTTACCTCCGTTATTTTATTTGTTTTTCAAACCATTGTTTTACTGCTTCTGCAGTAAGTGCATAACAATGCTTGTCTACAAGAATTTCTTTTTTTGAAATATACTCTGCCATTACATTTATTATCTTGTCTTTTTCTTCTATTTCTTTTTGTTGTTTTTCTCTTTGAAATTCTAAATTACATATAATATTATTTTTTAAAATAATGTTTTCTTCTTGTTCATCAGAGTATTTTTTCCAGCTTTTAATTTCTTCTTTAAGCTCTTTATTCACATTTTCCAGTTCGTTACATTTTATAATAGCCTTCTGCTTTCTATCTAGTTGCTCGTTCCTTACTAAGTGTATTTGATGTTCTGCTTCATACATATTTTTGTATCTTTTTACTTCTTTCAATACTTTTTTATAATCTTTCTCTTGTTGCTCATAATAATTTATTAGTTTTCTTTTTCCATATTGAGTTAATTCATTTCTATATAATAATCTTTTTAACTCTTTTATATTTTCTTCTATACTATTTTCCACTGTTTGCCTCCCATTTATCATAGAAACAGATTATATTTTGTATACATACATCTACCATTAACATACTTTCTCCATCTCTATTTTTTAATTTTTCAATGCTTTGTTTCATCTTTTTTAATGTTTCCTCTGCATTATTTTCTTTCACTTAAAATTCCTCTCTTTTCTGCTCTTTTCTTTTTGGTTACTTCCAGATAATATTTATGTTGATATTCTTTGTAATAATGATATCTTTTTTCTTTTGGAATTATATGTCTTGTTTGCTTTTTCCTATAACCAGGCTGATATAAATATAAGTTTTGCAAATTTATTTCACTAATATCTACAACCATCTTTCCTCCTCAAATTTTCTCCAAATTGCTTTTAACATTTTTTGGTCTACTTCTAATGGATATATTTCATTATCTATAATTTTATTACAATCAAAGCTTTTCTCGTTTAGATAAAATCTAATATACCAATCTTCTTTTTTATGCTTATATCTTATAATTTCAAAAACTTCTCCTATATCTTTTTTATACCCTAGATTTTCAAACATCTCATCTGCTGTTTTTTCTTTCACTATGTATCACTCCTTTCAAAATATTTTTCAAAATCTTCTTTCTTTATTAATTCTGCTATAACATAGTCTTCTTTGCTTGTTAAAATCATTTGAAGTATTATTACATCTTTATAATATACATTTTCATCAGATTCATATTTATACTTTCTAGTCATTGTTTTCATTGCATCACTTTCTAAGCGTAGATAACTAAACCAACTTTCTTTATATGTTTTATATATTCCACCACTACAAGCATTTATTTTTAAATTTGTATCTCCTGCATTATAAGTATTAAACATATCTTATTTACTCCTTCTACGTTTCTTTCCAAATTTTTGTCTTCTTCTTTCTTCTCTATTTCTTGGTCTTGGATTTTC